TCATACCATCCATCATGCCGCCGCCACTCATGTTATAATTTCCAGCGCTAACATTTCCGCCGATATTTTGCCCGTATTGATTTGAGTTGTAATTCGGAGCTATGCCACCCGCAAAAACTGGTTTGACTGCTGCCGCTTTGGCCGCTGCGATTTTAGCCGCTTGATTTGTTGAATTAAGACCTAATGCCGTTTTGCTAACTCCTAAATCAGCGCCTGTCATTGTTTGACCTGCAACCATTCCTCTATTTGCGAGCGTTCCGAGTCTGTTGAATTGGTTATCATAATCCTGTTGCGCAAATCCGACTCCCTGCTCAACTAATGCCGACCTCACATTACCGCCACCTAGCCCGCCCAATTTTGCGGCGTTTCTGACTAATGCTTTTTCAGAACGTTCCCGCATGAATTTTTGACCAGGGGATTCGTTGAATCTTCCCATTGCGGCTGATTGCTCTTCTGGTGTCCCAAGTCCTAATAATGCGGCCTGCTCTCCTGATGCTTGCTGTCCTGTCTGTGAATACGGGTTTAGTAAACCGCTTGAATAGTCACGTTTTGACTGTGCCCTCTCTGCGCCGAATGTAGCAGATTGACCAAATTGCTCTTTTCTCTGCGCCAATTCTTCTGCTGACAACGCCCTATCTGCTGCGTTCTGTGCTGCGTTCGCTGAATTAGCGTCAGACATTGCTGCCCTGTTCTGGTTTGCTCCATAAACCCCTGCTATCACCGTTCCCGCTCCTACTGCTACTGCAACCCAGCTCATAAAACCTCCAATTTTAAATCACTTACCTGTGATTCTAGTTCCTTAATATCATCCTGCATTAATAAAACTTCCTCTTCGTCCGTGTAAACAGTATCTTTTTCAATTTCGGAAATATCCGTTTTTTCCGTGGCGTGGATAGTTGTGAATTTCATATCTTCAAAAGCGTAAAATACTTTTTTTGTTCCTGGTTCTGATTTGAAGAATTCACCACCACACACAAGTTTTCCTTGCCCTTCAATTAACACATTTGCTTTGCCGGTATGAACAATATTGAAGTGCTCAGTTTTGTGAGTCTTACCGATTAAAACTGTCCCAGCCGGAATAAAAATGGTTCTGGCATAAACACCCGGGGAAAAACTGTCTTTTGTTTCCAACTCTACCTGCGGTAGTTTCTTTAAATCTTCCTGAAAGTCAAACAACCATTTCAGATAATAAAGCAGTTCATTCAACCCAGTCAGGTTTTTGTTTGAGTTCGATTCCATTTCCTTTAAACACATAAGCGTCCGTTGTTTCGCTGGCATGTAATAAAACTATATCGCTATCATTTGGAAGACACACACAAGATGCAGCGCCTGGATCCGTTGTCTTTTGTTGTCCGATACACGGTTGAAAATATGCTGCGTCAGCATTTGAAAAAACTAATGGTAAAGTTAAATCGACTCTTGTTCGTAATGCGCTGGCCACTGTGTAGACAAAACAAAAATCAACGTTCCAAATTCTGTCGTCTGTTAAATATGGGATCGCCCACCCTCTTTTCAATGATACGATTGCTGGATCTGAAGAGATGGTAAAATCTCCTGATCCATCAGTGTCTGCAATATATCTTTTTTTCCAAGATCCAGCCGAGAGCTCACCCAAAAATCTGAAAAACCTGTTTAATTGAAACCCTTTTTCGTCTATGATCAGTTCAGCTTTTTGTGGAACTCTGAATCTAGGCTGCATTAGTCATCTCCACATCAAGTTTGATGAATGTTCTCTTGATTGGATCGGTGATTCTGAATCTGAATATCCGGCTCTGTTCTGAAATTCCCAGTCTTCTCCATTCTGCTCTTCTGAAATATTCGCCAATTCCTCCCAGGTCAGTCCATAATTCATATGACCAATTCCGGCCACCATCATCTGAAAAATCCATCATTACCTGGGGATCACTTCCTTGCCCTGTGATTAATCCCTGGCCTGCGTCAATGATCAATTCGACTTCATGAAAAATCGTTGCCATATTTTTCACAAATATCGGAGGTGTCACTTTTTCCGATAGTAATACCGCTGTATATTCCTTGTAAACATCCTCGTCTAGATACCCGATTCTGCCATCAATCGCGTCTGAAACGACTAATTTATTATAAACATAATCGACACTTGCTATTCGCCAGGCGTTGTCAGCTACACCTGTTTGTTGTTCAAACCATACTTTTCTTTCGGATAGTCTGGTTGCAGTGACATTAAAAACAAAAGTTCTGGAACTGACAACCACTGACCTGAAAGTAAACCCTACAAAAGCATGACCGTTTATTCCGTATGTGAATGAATAAGCTTCTGATATTTCATCGACTGTGAATTTTTGAATCTCTGTGTCAATTGCATCAGAACTGATTTTTTCGGGTTCTCCTGATGATCCAGCCCTGTATATTGACGTTCTTTCATTCTTGCCACCGCCGACGAAGTATAGTGCACCTTCCCATTGAATGGGCGTGTATTTAGCATGACAGCCTTTTTCATAGCTTGCCCCCTCGATTCTTTGATAAGGGAAACCGGCTCCGCCGATATTTTGAAATAACTCTGTTGTATATTCTCCCAAAATATAAACATAATCATAGTTTGCAAATCCAGCAACAATCAAATCAGGGCTTAATTCTGCTGTTCCAAAATCCAAAGCGTCTATTGTCCCGGGCGTGTTCAAATTAGACGTAAACCATTTTTTACCGTCTGATTGCGTGTAGATAAAATACCCGTCTGAAAAAGAAACCGTGTCAGAAGTTACATAACTAACATCTGTAATTGTGGCCAGCGTGGTTGTGGCTGCTGTGTATGTGTAAGCAAGCCCGCCGGGAACAACAATCGCCATTACCAGGCCATTATGAGCAATTGAAACACGTTTTGTTCCTGCTATGGTTCCAAGTGCTGTTTTTGTTCCTGAGCTGTCGAAACTGTTCAAAGCGGTTCCGTTGATCACATAAAGAACGCCACCCATTACAACGGCTCCCCGGCTCTTATTGCTTCCCAATGCCCCGCCGGTTCCCAGTTGAACAATTCCAGGTGTGCCGAATAAAACAGCCTCGCTCCATGCCTGATCTTGTGCTATTGCTGCGTACATATTTACGCATCTCTGAGCTGAGAAAGGCATTGAACCTGATTCGTAAGCGCCTAAGCCGAGTGGTATTTTCATTAATTTTGTAAAGTGGTGTGTTCATACCATGACGCCTGAATAGTTCCTGGCTTTGAATCATTCAGGTATAAAGATAATTGATACAACGTGTCAGGGGCTAAGACCCATTCTTGCTCTGATCTTGCCGAACCAGCAGCAAACGTTTTTCCTTGCCCGTCTACGCCTATTATCTCATCAACGAGAGAATCCCCACCTGTAAAAAGAGTTGCATCATATGAAACTTTTCCTGCATTTGCCCCGGCGACATCGGTTATAATAGAAACATTTTTCTTGCTCCTGTTGCTGTTATAACTCTGAATAGTTCCTGTAGGTGACGTACCGCCGCCAGTTTTGCCCTCTATAAATCTTAATCTTGCCCCTGAACTGCAAATAGCGGAAAAAATAAAATGTAAACACTTTTTACCAGCTGGTGTTCTAAAACTCAGGGTCATCATGTCGTCTGGCGCTGCTAACGCTCCAATACTTGCTACTGAATAACTCAGATTAAAATGGCTGCCTGCGTGTACTTCATGATGTGCATAATCAATAAATATTTTCTGCCCTGTCATTTTATCATCTTTCATAATGCCGCCTAAAAGTTGTCAATCGTGTTCTGTGGAAAAAATGAATAATAATCATCCTCGCAATCCTGATAATTTCCGGTTCCAATTGGCATATTTTCGGGATATTCAACATCTTGTCCCGGTTGCGATACTGTCAACATGGCATTCCAGGAGCTTGCCGCAATAGCTGCGAAACCCTGGGTAATTTGTTTCCCGAATTCAACGCATATTTCGCCGCCGACTTGCAGCTTGATTGCCCTGGTTGCATATCTCGGTTCAAACAGATCAGTATCAAGCGAAGTTACTGGATTAATGCCGGTCAATATGCCTTGTGAATTCCATTGAATAATCAAATCATTCAGGATTTCCAGGGCATCAGCCGTTTCTGTGGCATTCAGCGGTTTATATCCAGAATTGATAGTTGCTTTTCTGAAACCGGCTTTAATTATCTTTAATGCTGTTGTCATCCAGTTTCCTTTTTAAAATTTCCTTGAGCTTTTTCAGCCCATACCTGAAATTTGTTTTCAGATCATACTCTTCATTTAGATAATCAGACAGGTCCGAAGCATCATCAATGCTTTCCGGGTTGGCCTGCTCTTCAATTTTTTCCGCAACCTGTTCTACGGGTTCCGGTTTCTTGACTTCCTGCTTTTTTCCAAACTTTGCAGGAGTATCAACCCAACCTTTATCAAACCATTCTTTCGCCTCATCCATGAAAACTATCTTGCTGCCTTCAGTTTTATGATAGATCCATGTTTGATCTCTTGTATTGCCCATGATTTCCTCTTTGTGAGGGGGTTTTTACGCCCCCATTTGATTAAAGACCGGCGTTAATAGCGGCTCTTAACTCATCAATCTGAGCCTGCATATTTAAAAACACCGCTCCTATCTCATTTGACGCAACTGCATCACCATCGGCCACCGTTGCCACTGTGGAAACTGACGGCTCATTGGTTGTGTATGTCACAGCAAAGGCCGTATTGGCCTCTTCAAACCTTGTTTCCATTCCCATAATTACCTCCTATGAATTGATTGCGGTTCGCAGTTCAAGAATTTCCGTAATCAAGGCGGTAATTTGAGTATTGTGGTTCTGCAGGATAACACCAATCTCGGTGCTGGTAGGTGCATCACCATCAGCAACCGTTGTGGTATAACTTGCAGTCGGTTCGTTGGTTGTCCATGTGATGACCTCCGCCGTTGCAGTGGTTGAGGTCATGTCATCGACAATTTCATTTTCACTATTAAACATTTTTACCTCCTGGGAGTGTAGGGGCCGAAACCCCGTTAATTATTCAGTTAAAACACCGCCGAATAATGGGTTTTGAACTTTTACACCCCAATGACAATCCAGGCTGTAGATGGTTTTCTTCGTTGAAATGTCCGAACCCTTGCTGAAGCACATTGAAACGCCTTTATGCGTCAGTCTCTGAGACAATACACCTGTCCCCTTTTCCATTTCTGCCAATCTTCCGAACACCAAAGAGATAGCGCCTGGAATGAAAAACATGTTGTGTTTGTACGCCGTTCCACCGGTTCCAGTCAGTACCACAATTGCAGCGCCGTCAACGGGTGCAGCAACACAGTTCTGATAAGGTCCAGTGATTATGATTGGAGGGCTGATAGTGAATGTTGCGTCACCTGAACCATCGGAATCAGCATCAGCGGTTACAGTAAAATTCTGCAATTCACCGGTTGACACTTTTGTTCCATCATTAACTGCATAAACACCGCATGTGAACTTATCACCCGCTTTCAAGATACCTGTTTGGGAAACTGTCCACCCATCAGTATTCAGTGTTTGGGTCTGGCTGTTTTTTGAGGCAGAATAGGTTGTGCTCTGGCTTGCCCCGTCAATCAAAGGAGTTCCAGTATTAACACCAACCGTGTGCGCTCTCAATGACTGACATTCAAATGAATTCAGTCCGCCATATCGGCCGAAATTGGCCTCTTGAATGGCTTCCTTTGCGATTTTTTCCGGAAACACAGATTTCAAACCGTCAGCCAGACTTCCTTTGGTAGTCGGAGAATAAAACGCATTCCTCTTTCCGCCATTCGGTACGCCAAGATTTGACATTCTGGTATTTTGAGCAACGACAGCCGCCATTGTTGACGGGGTTGTTCCTGCTGTGCCGATGAAATTCGCAAGATAAATGGAATTTGCGGCGATTGAAGTCTCAACTTCCTGTGCGATCTGTTCCATCGCTGGTTCAAGCAGAAATTTGTATGTGTCTGTCATATTATAAGATCGCTCTTTTTGGGAAAGAGAGAAAACAACCTTCTTATAATAATTCAGATTAACGGGAACTGTGGCCTCTTCGATATCCGTAATATCACCCTCTGTGATTTCCGGATCATCTGAAGTAGTAAAGCGAATAGGTCGTTTTACATAAGCCGTTTCACCGATTTTACCGGTGAATAAATTCTTTTCGTCCACTTGCCTGTCGCACTTGTCCGCAAGTACAAAGGAATTCCGCATGGCCATGATAGCCATTTGCAAAATTAGTGTGGTATTTCTCCATGCATTTGACATAAAAAGCCCCCTCCATGGGGCATGTTACGCCTTCCTTGGCCTGCTAATCCTCCATTTTGCCCACAATGTCTTTAACTTCATCCATTGAGAACTCCGCGTCAGGATCATCAAGACTCTTCCCGATTGCACTTTTTCCTTTTACAGGGGTCACAACCGGCGGCGCTTTTGTTTGCTGAACTGGTTTAGTTGCAGACAATTTTTCTGAGAGTTGTCCGAGTTCGACCGGTGATATGCCATCAGCTACATCAAGATTGTCAGCCAAATAAGCGACAATTTTCGGGCCTATGTCACCCTTTAAACTGTACAACGCTTCTATTGTGTCGGGACGCATCCCAACAGATTCGGCTAAAAGATTAGCTTTTTCATCATAACCCGGAATGTTTGCAGCTGCTACTTTTTTAGCAAATCCTTGTTGAGCGTTTACCCTACTGTCATTTACTTGACCCTGGGCTTGCTCAATTTTAAAGGCTTCAATTGCTTGACCTGCCTCGTATTTTGCCGTTGCTGCATAATATTCCGCATCCGTGTCAAAATCATCATAATTGGGAGCCGGTGTATCTGGTTGCTTCGCCTGAGTCTGCTTTAATTCAGCGAGTTCAGTTTCAAGCTGTGCGGCTCTTGCTCTCTCAGTATAATAACCTGCGATTCTTTTATCCCTTGACTCTGTGCTTTCGATTTTCTCTGGAGCCGACGGCTCACCTGTTGTTTCAGGGGCGTTCGGATCAAGTTCAGGGCTTGCGACCTGTTCAGCAGTTTCTATCTCCGGTGTCTCACCCGGCTCAATCGGGGCTGATTCCGACTCTAACGCTGACAAATCTTCTTCCAGCGTTGTTTCAGCTTTCTCTGACATGCTCACCTCTATGGTGGGTTTTGCTGGATTGCCTCCAGTGGGCTTTAGTTACTCGTCAAATCCTTCCGGTATTCCCGGCAATGGGTTTGGTCCTCGCACTCCTTCCGGGCCTGTTGGTTCCGGTGATTGAATATCTTGCATTTGTCCGGCTTGTGCCAGTTGTTTCGCATCCATCGGCAAGCTGTCTCCAATCTCCTGATTTTCCATAACGTCTATTCCTGCCTCTGATGCTATTGCAACGGCTTCATCCAGTAATTCGCCTTCTTCCGGTGCAATGTTTCCGCCAGCATCAACTTTTTTAGCAAGTGCTTCGATCAGTGCCTTAACACTATCTACTGAAGACTTGTATGCATCCATGTGTTTTCGTTGCGTGTCAGCGTCTTTATTCATGATATCTGAAATCAGCTTTTCTGTCTGCATGTTGATATTGTCAACAAGACCTTGTTGCATCGGGTCGGGTGGAGGTGGAGGCGGTGCATTCTCTGCCATTTCCTTTTTCTCTTCTTCTGTTGGTTCCGCCGTTCCCTGCTCAATCATCCATTTTCTTATTCTGGATTTGACTTCTTCACCTTTGTTTAAGTCCATGTTGTCAACTATGATATCCAACGCCAGTGCCGCGACAACTTCACCGGACGGTGTGTCTCCGATTAATCTCATTATCTGATCAACTGTTTCTGATCTGCGCGTTGCTGATTTTGGGCCTGATGTGATTACTATCCCGTAAGTTCCCTTGGATAGATCGTTGACTATTACCTGCTCTCCTGTTTCTTCGTCTATGACTGGCTCATTTACCCCGTTATATTCTCTCAGATTGAGCGTGATATCTTCTGAAGTTCCATCTTCATTGATTATCTTCTCAATTCGTTCTGTATCATATATCCTCTGAATCAAATCAATCTGAATCAGAGCCGAAAAGTGTTTAGACTTTTCAAGATTATCTGGAAAGATAAATAAGCCTCTGTCGCCCATCTGCTGTTGACGTTGGATTGCTATCCCACTTTTAAGTTCTGGGCTGTCACCTCTTGAGCTTGGTTCTATTCCTGTTGTGCTGTGTACATCTGACCTGGCCTGGGCTGTCTGAGCTAATAAAGCCTGTTGGATTGAAGGCGCGCCGGTTCGTCTTGGTGGGCCAAGCGTTCCTGTCGGGTCATTGTACGGCATAAATGGAGTGTTCTTTTTAGGAAATGTTCTCCATGTCTGTTCATGCCCTTCCCTCTGAGCCATTGTAAACCAATAAGGGTCTTTCGGTGTCAATGCGCTTGTTTCTGCTGTCTGAGATACCGAATAATTATACATCATTTGAGGATCACGAGCTTTCCTTACCATTCCACGCCAGAATTTTTGACCTTCAATGATTGCACATTTGCCATAAACCGGAACAATCGGGATATATTTTCCAGCCCAGTCCGACCAGTCATCCAGAAATTCAACTCCGGTGAGTTTGATCATTTTGACTTTGTGCGAATCAACGGTCTTTTCTTCGACAACATTTATTCCTTTATCTGCTAACTCATCCAGGACCGCTTTCTCTTCCTCGATATCAATTACCCGGCCATCTGACAATAAAGCAACCTTCTTTTTATATGAATCTTTATACCAGAATTCTGAAAGCTGGACTTTGTTGTTTCTATACCACAGAGTGTTATAGATCCTTTT